TAGCTAAATACGCTAACTTCTCTAATGTAGATTCTTCATACCCACCTTCCTGTATGCCTCCTATGTCAGCAACCCATAGGAACCCATTAAGCATCTTGATGATACAATATGATGTCTCATCCTTACCCCGTCCAGAGGGATCAATAGCCATGACTGAACCGCTATACTCAATCCAATCCCCTATGTTCTCTGCCATCCAGAGCTTATCCCCTCTTAACCCTAGGTTAGGGACATCTACAGCTTCATCACGACTCTTAATGACTCTCTCAGGGGCCTTTTCGTTATCTACCTGAGCTACTACCAAGTCAGATAACTTCAAAGGGTACTTGTTAATATCGGAAAGGGAAGTATCAAGCATGAACTGTAACGAGAAACCTGAGCGTCCGTAAGATAGTTCCCTTTCGATCAAGTCATCATCATCGAACCTCAGGGGGTCTGTAGGCTCCATCACCTTCCCTTCTCCCTCTCTTAACTTAGGGGCTAACCTCTCTCCTAATCGTTCCCTCAGGGCCTCCTCAGGGTACCTAGCAGTCCATATTCGGGTGACATACCCTCTGTTCGGTAGCTCTTCATACAACGACATCTCGGTCTGAGGTGTTCCTAAGTAGATCACTCTCCCATCAGGCTTTAAGATCGCATCAAATTCCTTAACAGACTCCGATAACTTATCCCTCATGACCTGTGTGGCTGAGTTATTAGGAATCTCAATGTCATCTGCGATAATCAGATCAGCCCTTGATCCTGCAAGCTGCCCTGTAATCCCAACAGACTTCACACTAGGGCTATGAGAAGGAGTAGCAGGAGCAACATCAAAGGATATTTTAGATTGCCTCTGACCATCCCTAGGGATCAAGTGTTGGAGTAAGGGCATATCATGTATGAGCCGCTGAGTAAACGTACTGAAATCATCGGCTCTAACCTTACTTGCACTAACAACCAGTATCTTCATCTCTGGGTTTAACAGTAGCTGATGACAAGCGAATGCAGAGGTAATATAGCTCTTTCCTACTCCCCTGAAGGCCTCAATGACAGCCCTCCTAGGGCCGTATTGTAAATACTCGGCTATGTCATACTGTACAGGTGTGGGGTTAGGCAGGTTAAGGTGATCCCATGTTAACCATAGGAAGTTCTTAAACGACTCTAAAGGGTTCTTTTTACTCATGCGTTATGTCCATATAAGTGGGGTGAGGAGGGGTGTTTTTCTTACCCCTATGCTACCCATTACTTTTCCTAATACCCCCTTCTCAGATGACCCCTGAGGGCCTCTGAGGGGGTACTTTGGTTAGTGTCTAGGGATGTCTACCAACTGCCTTTCTAACTCTTCTTCTTCTTGATCGAAGGGCAATGATTCTAGGAGTTGTGCAAGAGGGTTATCGTTAATAGGAGTAGCTTCAATTCCGTTATCCTTTAGGAATCGTACAGCTACACCCAAGTCAGCAGATTTAGCTGTACCATCCTTGATCTTTTCTAGCAAGGTCTGAGCGACAGCAGAATGTAATACAAATAAGATATTATCATCATCCATTGCGACCTCTTTTAGGTTGTTTAGTTCGGTTGGCTTTCTTAGAGAGTATCCTTAGGTTACTAGGAGACTTATTAGAGGTGTTGTGGTCTTTATGATCTACTTCCTTACCATCCCCCTTTCTAACTCTCCCTGATTTAATCATCAGTCTTCTTGATTGATTTCTTTGATGCCTTCTCTTTACTTGCTCAGGTTTACCATGGTATTCCCGATACTCTTTCTTGTAGTCTCTCATTCATCTTTACTATCTTTAAAGACCATGCCTATAATCCCTGACCCTGCAATAGTTGCTGCAACAATCTGGTTCATTAACTCTGGCTCTATAGTCAAACCTAAGCCCCCAAAGAACATTATAATTCCTCTGACGGTACTGGCCTCGCTTAATCTTGCTAAAATATATTGAAACATTGTTTCTCCCATTGTTGTTTATATTTTACATTTGGTATATGTGAGTTGGGTATGTAAAGTATTTCATGCAATCCCCAACTTCATCTTTCGTATTACATACGCTTATGTGTAATAAACACCAAGAATCTCATGAAGAACTACAACCGCTAATGCACTACCAAAGGCACAAAGAGCGGTGTAATAAATGAGGTTCTTAATGTGTTCAATCGCTATCTTGAAGTTCTCGTAGTTCACGGAGATACCTCTCTACTTTCGCTCTATCAAGCGGTGTACGTTGTGCGTCAGGTACGCTTTGAAGGTCAAAGAGTTCATCCTCAATAGACCTCATTCGCATATCAACAAACGCTGAGTGTTGCTCTATTCTTAAATCCTCTAACTCATCTGCTGAAGCATATCTACCATCAGCAAAAAGTAGTAAGCCAACACTCATAGTTACGATGCTGACAACACTACTCATTATTGTAATGAGGGTTATTGCTGATTTCTCCATAGTTCATATATTCCTCTACGGTAATATTAATAGTACCAAGCATAAAAAAGGGGGTATTATTCCCCCTCGGTATTATTTACTTACTTAGAATTAGCGACATAGTATCCAAGACCCCAAGCGTAGAAAGCAACAACATTGCCACAGCACCAAAAGCTGTGTACTTGATTTGTTGTAGACACGCTGAGATGTCCTTGAGTGCCACAGACAACTCGTTTGCTGTTCTCTTTACTTCTCGTATTTCTTCAGCGTGTTCTGCTTGTTGCCATTCTAGCTTGGTTAGTCGAGTTTCTAGATAACACGGTTCGTTTTCTTCGTGTGCATTCAAGCCTTATTGCTCCTAATCTATATTAGTTAAGGGAGTGCCAAACGACTTACACGTTAAAGCATCGTTTATTTGCCCATCAGCATCTAGGGTGTATATCTGATAATTTGATATGTCATCGTCAATCCCAACCCATGTGTCATCTCGTTGCTTTTCGCTACAAGCTCCTGTCGTAGTGTTAACGTATATCATTATGTTTCCTCATTACTGAACAATATGTAGCTTTTTACGTCCTCCATAGGAACTGAAGAAAGTAAGGAATCAAACACCATCCACCCAAACCCATCTAGATAAATACCTATAGTGTTGTAATCGTTTTCATTACTTGTTGATATAGTAGATTCGCATACTTCATCCTTTTCCGTGTAATGCTCCCAAGTTTTATCAGGTGCGTATGACCCTGCCACAGTCAGCATCCCAACATAAGGTTTGTCACTATTGAATGTTTTAGTAGTGGTGTAAGGAGGGATGTGTTCCCCCAAGGCATCCTTAGAGGTCTGTGTCATTACCTTACAAATACCTGCTAGATTGAAGTCATCTATAGGGTACTTCGTAACCAAGTCCATTGCCTGTGCGAAACTGACCGCTAAATCGTATCTAAGCACCGCTAACAAAGCAATTCCGATGGGAGTCGAAAGATATTCTTTGAGCGGAATAGAGCGGTCTTCATTGAATAGTGGGATTTCTAAAGAGTCATCTAACCCCTTAACCCTCACCATGTTTTCTCTTAATATTGTATTTAATCTTTGCATGGAGAGTTACCTTTTATGTGAATATCGCCTGTCGATTGGTATAGTTGTAAGTACATGGGTAGTTTGGTGACGTACCCGACCCTATTTTTGAGTACCATACAATCTTGTCTATGAGTACCCCAACGCTACTGTCGTAGGATAGTGGGGCCGTTGAAGTGTAAGTATCCCAACCCCCTCCTTGCCCCATCACGGTAGGAGAATTAGATTGTGCTGAATTACTCATCAAAGATTTGTCTATAAACATGAGCGAACCATCAAAATAGAACTCCGCCCAATAGCTCTCCGTGTCACCACCTGCGTTCGACCCTGTTCTATTTCTCGTTAGGGTTGTCTTGATATTAAAAGCACCCGATCTACTCGCACGAATTGGGGTTGATAAATTTAAAGTAGTGGTAAAAACCTGTGGGCCAGTATTTACATAGTGCGTTGAAGTAGGCATTGTCGCAGTCGTACTCCCTCCCACACTCCATACCGTTTGGGTATTACCTCCCCCAGAAATAACTACGGTGTTTACATTAGAACCGTTGTGTTTAACATCGGCAATGTCATTAAAGTTGATAATATTCTTCATTGTTAAGTCACCGACCATGCGATACGCCCGTGACAGGCGAAAGTGAAAGAGGATGTATCGGCATAATCTATACCAACCAGTTTAGCGGTACCTACATTTCCTAGATACTGTAAATTACTGGATGAACTGTTTATGGACGATGTTGATTGTAGTATTAACGTACCACCACTAAAGGATACAGAGAGTTCAGCTCCTGCACTTCCTGCAGGGCCAGTTGCACCTGTAGCACCCGTAGTACCCGTAGCACCCGTTGGGCCTTGTGGGCCTTGTGAGCCTTGACTACCAGTAGCTCCAGTATTACCCGTAGCACCTGTCGCACCCACTGGGCCTGACGGGCCTTGAGAACCTACCGCACCATCAGCACCACTTGGGCCTTGACTACCCGTACTTCCTGTAGCTCCTGTCGAGCCTTGTGGCCCAGTGTTGCCTGTGTCACCTTTAACACCAGTAGCACCCTGTGGGCCTGTAGCACCTGTAGCACCGTCATCTCCGTCTGTCCCTGCCGCTCCTGTACTTCCAGTAGCACCAACAGCACCCGTGTTACCAACAGCACCCTGTGGCCCTGTTAATCCAGTAGCCCCAGTCGGGCCTGTGTTACCTATTGGGCCTGTGTTCCCCGTAGCTCCTTGTGGGCCTTGTGAGCCTGTTGCTCCGACTGCTCCAGTAGCTCCGACTGCTCCATCGTCACCCTGTGGGCCTTGTGGGCCAGTTGAACCAGTAGCTCCCACAGCACCAGTAGCTCCAGTATTACCCGTAGCTCCTACAGCACCGTCATCACCTTGTGGGCCTTGTGGGCCTGTTGAACCAGTAGCACCTACCGCTCCTGTTGCACCCGTATTACCAGTAGCTCCAACTGCACCATCATCACCTTGTGGGCCTTGTGGCCCAGTGCTTCCTGTAGTACCAACAGCACCAGTTGCACCTACCGCTCCTGTATTACCTGTGTTACCAATTGGCCCAGTGCTTCCTGTTGCACCAACAGCACCAGTACTTCCTGTTGCACCAACAGCACCTGTAGCACCTACAGCACCATCGTCACCCTGTGGGCCTTGTGAGCCTGTTGCTCCTGTAGCACCTACAGCACCAGTTGCACCTACAGAACCTGTAGCACCTACAGCACCGTCATCGCCTTGTGGGCCTTGAGAACCTGTTGGCCCAGTGTTACCTGTAGCACCCGTAGCACCAACAGCACCCGTAGCACCTTGAATACCCTGACTACCTGTAGCACCTGTTGCACCTGTTGCACCATCGTCACCGCTTTCCGCAATGACCTGCCACACCAATGGTTGTGCATCAGGTGACATATTTGTATTGTTTGATAATGCTGTGTAGCTTGTACCGTCTTGAACGACAGCATCCATTGCCACATAGCTCGTTGAACTACTCCAAGTACCTTGCCATCCAAGTCGTACTCGTCCTATATTAATTGTTGCCATATTAAACTGTTACCTCTAAATATCCGTTGGAGTCAATACTGAAATCATTGTCAGATGCGCTCCCATAATGTTCTATGAGCAACTCTCCACTACTGTTAATCTCAAAGCGACCAAAAGCTAAAGCCATAGGCGTTGAACCCATGTTTCCCGTTGGGCCTTGAAGTCCTAGTGGCCCTGCTGAACCTTGAAGTCCTGTTGCACCAGTAGAACCTGTAATACCTGTGATTCCTTGTGGGCCTAGAGGGCCAGTAGCACCTGTTGGGCCAGTTGACCCCATACTTCCTGTAGCACCTGTTGGGCCAGTTGGCCCTGCATCACCTGTGACACCATCCGCACCTATAGAACCTGTGGCTCCTGTAGCACCTGTTGGCCCTGTACTTCCTGTAGCACCTGTTGGCCCTACGTCACCTGTAACACCATCAGCACCTATAGAACCTGTTGCTCCAGTAGAACCTTGTGGGCCTGTAGCTCCCGTTGCCCCCGTGTTACCTGTGTCACCAGTTGGGCCTATAGAACCAGTTGCCCCTGTTAATCCGATACTTCCAGTAGCTCCCGTAGCTCCAATAACTCCTGCATCGCCAGTTGGGCCGGTAGAACCCATAGCTCCAGTAGCTCCAGTTAAACCTATACTGCCTTGAGAACCAGTAGCTCCTGTTGGCCCTGCGTCACCAGTTGGCCCAGTACCGCCCATAGCTCCAGTTGGCCCAGTTAAACCTATACTACCCTGAGAACCAGTAGCTCCAGTTGGGCCTGCATCACCCGTTGAACCTGTAGCTCCTATAGCTCCAGTATCTCCTGTAGCACCTGTTGGGCCTTGAAGACCTACAATACCTTGCGCTCCAGTAGCACCTACAGCACCTACAGCACCAGTTAATCCAACAACTCCTTGCAAGCCTGTGATGCCTTGCGCTCCCGTAGGCCCAAGCGGCCCAAGGTCACCCTCATCACCTTTTACACCTTGCGGCCCAGTTGGCCCAATAGGCCCATCATTTCCGATTGGCCCTCTGTCTCCGTCTTCCCCTTGAACACCTTGAATACCTTGCGGCCCTGTAGCACCTATGCTACCTGATGGCCCTATTGCTCCAGTTGTTCCAGTAGCACCTGATGGGCCTTCCGATACATAAATCTTTAAGATACCTGTACTTGCGTCATAATCGGATGCAGGGCTGACTGAGCCTAGAGGAGCGGCACTCAACGAGTCTACTTGCGTAGTCAGGTTGTACAGTTGCCCGTGTTTATCGACTACATCAGCGTGTTTTGTGGTGACCTCACTAGAAGCTGTGGATGCGGTGTTTGCATTAGTTAAAGCGTTGAGTATTTTACTGTCAGAGGTACTATTTGTACCTGCTCCAAGTTCTAGGTCAGATGATACTAATGCCCAACCAGTAGAAGCAGTAGCTGTAGCTACAGCCTGTAAATCACTAATTGTATTAGTATTACTTAGTTGTTGTATATCACTTATATTAGCGGCTACTAAGCCGACATCTGAAGGAGATGATATTAGGTCTGCCGCATCTGTTGATACTTGAATAGTAAGCAACGTAGAACTAGCAGGTGCGGTGTAAAATACAATAGAGTTGTGAATGACTGTGTAGTCGCTTTTACTTACTATAGTTTCTGTACCGCCTATGAGAGAATATACTTTTACGTGGTCACTTGAGATGATACGGAAACCAACACTGAACGTGCTTGTTACCCCATCACCTGTAAACACCTTATCTGAAATCATACTCTTTCCTTTTACTTAGTTTGCATGTAATGTTTGGCTTGCAATCCAAAAGGCTATACAGTTCTTGATTTACTGTTATATCTGCCTTTTAAGTTAGTGGAATCAATACAGAACCCTGCATCTCCATCACTTTGAATTGTTATTCTTGTCTTCTTGGTTTCCCCCATCACAGTTGCGCTGTCTCCTGTTTTAGTGTGAGTAGCATCACCTACTTGTACCTTGATCTTTTGTGACGATCCAGTTCTAGCCTGTAACTCTACCTTTCTTATTTGTAGTCTTCCTTGTTTGTCATCTACCTTAGACGTACCACCTGTGTTAAAACCCCACTCACTTAACTCAATAGAGCTTGTGTAAGGAAGTCCTATATCAGCAGGAGTTGGATCAGCTTTTAAATCCATATAAACTTCATCTGCAAAGTCTGTCTTAGCCAAGCTGATTCTTTTCAGTACCATCTCGCCTTGTACGCCTAGATCAGGATCGTTAAAGTGACATATCATATATAGGTGATCCCCTACTACTCTTATTGCCAAGATGTGTGTCTTAGCACTTGCAAGCTCCCACCTATGCCATGCTGACTGTGCTTTCTTAGTACCTTCCCATGTCTGATTGTAGACATAGATATTAGCTCTATACTTATTAGCATCTGAGCCTTCAGCAAGGATAAACAACATGTCATACTTGTCACTGCCTTCTAAATCAACAGCATTCTTAGGTACATACTCACTAACATGTGCTGTTACATCTTCAGCTATATTATCAACAGAGTCAGGTACATTGTAGTACTCCCTTACCTGTGTGCCTTCCCCTTTATTTACTGTAAAGTAAGTATTCGGGCCGATTGCCATAGGTTTCGTATTAGGATTTAAACTGTACTCAGTTGACTGACTGATAGACACAGTATCGGGTCTTAACTCGTTCTCAGAACTAAGAATATACTGTGCGTTAGCTCCAAACAGTAGTAAGTTACGTTTAAAAGGTACAGCATATTTAAGGTTGACTACTTTATTTGAGTCAACAGCTACATCCACAGGGTCAGTAGCAAGCAGGTCAGTAACAGTAGTCCTAAAGAAGTTCTCATACAACCCTACTTCACTTAAGATAATAGAGTCTCTACTAATCATACCTAAACGGTTACGATAAAAGAATAAGTCTTCTATTGTGTAGCCTACAAAGCTAGGCATAGCGTTAGTAAAGTCATCCCCTACCTTACGGTCAGTATAGTCAAACTCTCCAAACGTAAAGTCAGTTAATGTATTACGAACAAGTGTATGGGGCATTGTAGCCTTGTCCATACCTGTTTTTAAACCTGATGCTATTGACTCTTTCCATATACCATCTTCATGTGTAGCCCAGAAACCTTCAAACTGATTCTTCTCATCTCCTGTTATCTTGATTAGCGTATTGCTACCAGAGTATTCACCCATGTCACTAGGAAGGTCTTGTATTTTACTCATGTAGCCCCACCATCCTTCGGAAGCCATATTACCCCATGTGTCAGATACTTCCCACGTACCTGTGGGTACTCCTGACGCATTCCATTTCAATCTACGGAGTACTGACCCTGAGTTACTACCTCCAATATCCCCTGCGATAGAGTTAGCTACTGTAAGTGAGTTCTTGCCGTAAGCATTATCCCCTGTTGTACTTGCTGACTCGGTGTCAGTAGGACGTATGCTTGTCCTATCTGTTCCTGTTGTTATGTCATTACCGTTAATTACTTTATACTGATAGGTTGCCGCTTGCTGATTGTCTGTACCACCATAAGCAATATAAGTACGCTTAACCCAGTAGTACGCATACTTCTGGTTCTGTGTTGTGTTACTAGTACCATGTGTAAACGTTGAGTTCTCTGTCACAACCTTAGTTTTGTTTACAATGAAAGTAGTATCACCAATAGTAGTAGAAGTAAATGAATCTACTGGGTCTGATCCTACAGGTATATCCAGATAGGGGTCAGTACCTTCATCTATCTTTGTTCCGACTAAGTTGTATACGAACCACGCTCCACTTAAAATAGCTACAAGATAAGACTCTACTCCGTCTCCTCGCTCGTATGAATACAAGAAAGGTTTTGTGCCGTCTAACTCAGTGAGTTCGGCTACCTTTTCAAGTGGTGCTCTTCTGCGTGTTCCGTCTACAAAAGACACGCTACAGTTCACCATATCTTCTACTTGAGTAACATGCCGTGACTCTACTGCCTGTTGGGATACCCCATTAACAAAAGAAGGTATAGTTTGGTTTACTTCACTCACATCTCCTCCTTATAGTCCTGATGGGTTTCTTGAACGATTCATTGCCCTATTGCTTGACCCATCATCATAGATACTGTATTTACCTACTCTCATTTCTTCACTAGCTAAAACCGCAGTAGATATTGTTATATCATCTCTCAGTATCTTAGCAGTGCCATCTGAAGCACTCACTCCCACTACACGGGAATATAGTTTTGCTTTAGCCTTGTCTACTATTAATATCTGTACATAACTGGGTAAGTCATCAAATTCAATGTCCCATATAACATCGGCTTCAACTACGTCAGTGAACGTATATGTGTGATTACCATTGTCATACAGCTTGTTGTCTTTTATAATGTAATTAGGGTCAGCCGCAGTAGCATCTACTGACAGTGCACCAAATGGCTTTACTATTGTGTTGCTTGAATCTGGCATTAAAGGCCATGCTAACTCTGTGTTAAAGGAGTAACCTCTACCTAGTAATTCTACTCTAGCTTCATCAAGAGCTATGTCTGCTAACTCAGCTTCGTATATACCTACGATAGGTGTTACTACTGATGAAGCCGGTGGTCTTGATGTCTGGGTGAATAATGCTCCCCAATAATGTCCTGACGCTGTATAACTACTGGTACTTGCTGATTCCCACGCTGTTCCAGTGTATACTTTTAATTCTTTAGTTCCTACTGCCCAGTCTGTCGAGTTGGGAGGAGCAGAACCTGTGTGTGCTGTCTTAGCTACATACCATACAGAGGGAGAGCCATGCTTTACCTCATCATCTATGTTATACGCTGTTGTAATATTCCATGCAGGTATCGCATCTACCGCAACATCATGGAAGTAAGAATCCCCTTGGTTTACTACAGTAGCACCTAAAGGTCGTTCTCCTATAGTAGTCAGGCAGATATTGATAGCATCGTTTAACTTCTTCATTAAATCTCCTTACTTTAGGAGGTGAAAAAAAAGGGACACACCCTAGTCATACGCAACCATAGTTGGCACGTAAACTAGAATGTATCCCTATGTCCTACACTTACTCCTAGCTTACACTAGGTTAAGATTATGTAGTTGTGAACTGCTGTGAACAACCTGCGTTAAGTACGCCTTCGCCCATCGCATAAGATGAGACAAGTAGAGTACCTAATTTCTCAGGGATGTAGTTAGCTTCTGACTTGATGTCAATAAGTTTAACAACACCAACTGCTTGAGGTGTAAACATGAAGCCCCATGTGCCTGCAGGCAAGTTGTTACTAACAACAATAGGAACACCTGCGATCTTGAATACATTACCTGTATCAATACCACCATTACTTGAAGTCCAATCACGGTTAACCGCTTTACTAGACTGTACAAGCAAGTAGTATGCTTCAGGGTTCAGTACCAAAGTACGCTCACCAGTTACATCTTTGCTATCGAAAGCAGATTGAGTATCAAACATTGCTTCTACTAGCTTGTCAGGAAAAGCCGCTTTCAATGCCGGAGTATTAGTTAAGCCTAATACTTTAGCGGCATTCTTAGCAGGCTGACCTACTTTAGGAGTAGCAGTAGTACAAGCCGCTAACTGGGCTGTTACTGCAATGTCTACTTTCTTAGCTAGGATGTTACCAATCTCAGTAGAGTATTGTCCACGTACTTCATAGTGAGACATTGCTTCTTGCAAGTCATCTACGAATACTGAACTGTATCTACGTGCATTGATTGAGATGACTTGTTCTGCTTGCCCAATTGAGCTAGGAACGATGTCATTTCCCGGAGTGTGTACTTTTTCATCGCTTAAGTTACCAATTACTGGGAACTGTGCTGACTTACCAGAGCTGATAGTTCTAGTAGTCACTAGCGGCATGAACACGTTTTTGCTTGCAAACGCTGTTAAGACTTCACCACTAAATACTTTTAGTGCAATGTCTGTTCCTGTTTGAATGTTACCTGCCGCATTTGCCGCCCATGCTACCGCACCTGCTGGGTTACTTGTAGTATATGCCATGTTACTTTATTTCCTATGTATAAATATTAAATGTATCTCCTTTACGTGTACGTTAGTTTAAACGGTGTCCTACTACTTTAGACCTCAGTCCAAGGAATAGGGCATTTATACATACTTATACTTGCTTAGAAGTTTGACTTAGCTAGTTTAGCCTGTACTCTCGCTCTATATGTAGAGTCTGTTTTGTACTCGTGGCTTCCCATAGCTTTTATCATTTCACTCTTGGTTTCAAATCCACCAGAGTTAGTTGTCTGGCCAGAGATACGATTACCTCCGATCAGGTTAGGATTAGCTGTCTTGAATCTACTGTATAACCCTTGTACAGCAAACTTAGCTGAGTCTTCATTAGTCAAAGCATTATTAAAAGCTGTCTGCTCTGATGTGCTTAAGTTATTACTAGCCCACTCTACCATAGAGTTGTACTCCTGCTCACCGCCTACTTCAGCTTGAACACGATCAGCAAACCCAGTATTCATGGACTCTTGTCCTTGGATATATCGGTCTACTGCTTCTCTTGGGATGCCTGCTTGCTCTAACTTCTTAAATGAATCATCACTAAGTTGACCGTTAGTGTCATACTCAGATTCAAGACTAGAGAAATCTAATCCTGCTTCCTTCACTGCTTCTTCAGCTTCATTAGGCGTAGGTGATTCAGTATCTTCCTCAGAAGGTGTATCACGTTGTCCTAACTTAGTTTCTAATTCAGCATAGGCTTTTTCTAGGTCTTCTACTGACTTATACTTTCCTGCTAACTTGCGCTCTTCCTCTTCAGGAGGTGCATTCTCAGCGTTCTCAGCATCAGTCCGTAGACTTTCGTTTACTTGTTGTTCCTTTGCGTCTGCCACGTTTACCATCGCTTGCTCGTGTTCGCTTAGGTTTGGAGCTTGTGTCGCTTGTGCTTCGTTTATCTGTAGGTCTGCCATCTAGTGTCTCCTCGTCTTGTACATATACATTGTATCTAATTTCCCCCATGCCTATGCCTACTTAAAGTTGTATTGGTACTGCATGAATACAGTTTCACTTACAGAGTTCCTTGATCTAAATGTGTCCCAAGGAGCGGCTAAGTTAGTCTGATCCCATGCTACCCGTACTTCATGTGACTTACTGCCTACGTAAGCAGTCGTGTACAACCTCATTTGATTAGTAGGAGTACTCATAAAGTTACCCATATTATCTGCGTCATGTGTCCACCGAATACCTGCGTCTTTCATCTTGATTGCAAACGCTTCACTTGCTTGACTTGGTGTTACTACGCTAAATAGTAGTAGTAAAGGAAGTAGTAGTAATAATCTTTTCATTGTATGTATTGTCTCTTGTTTAGTATGTTCGGATTGCAATCCAAACTAAGTTTAACCACCCATCACTGCTTGAGCACCACCTGCACCTGCCGCTTGTCCTGCTGACTGTGCCATAGCGTCTGCTCCAACCTGTCCTGATTGTGCTAGTGCCTGTTGCTGTTGCTCTTGTGCTCGTTGTTCAGGGTCTTTAATAATACCCGTAACATCTACGCCTAAGCTAGTAGCAACACGATCAATAACAGCATCTACATTAGTAGCTTGAGCAAATATCTCAGCACCTAGTAGTTGTTGTAAAGTCTGTGCAAACATAACTAACTTGTTGTAGTCGTGTCCTCTGCCTAGTGCTTCTAGTCCAGTAACAATAACTGGTTCTACAAGTCCATCAGGTAGTTTTACTTTACTGTCTTTAAGTATGATCTTAACTAGTGGTAGCTGAAGCTCTTGACTTAAGATACTGTAAATACCACCTAGTGCATCTTCTAACTCACCTGCTACTAACCTAATCTCTTCTGCTGTTACACGCTCTGCGTTTCTACGTGCTCCTTCAGTAAGTAAGAAAGCGGCCGCTAGTCGTTGTTGTAACTGCTCTGCAAGTTGGAATGGTATCTGCATATCAGAACCTTTCTGTACCTGTAAAGTAGTAACATCATTCATACGTCCCTGAACAAAGTCACCCGACTTAGCTTTGGCTAAATCCTTAGCTCTAGTAGTAGCGGTAGGATCAACCATAAACACGATCTTACTACTTGCACTTGCTCCTTCAACCATTGCTTGGCTTAAGGCTTCAAGACTTCGTAAGTCACCTAAGTACTGTTCTACTAGACCTCTACCATAATTCTCACCGTTGATAGCTGTCCACCGTAGAGCGAGGAAGGGTATATCTTCTGCTTTGACAATACCTTCGGAACTCGGTACAGGTTCTTCATTGACCTCTTGATAAACATGGTATTTCCCGTCTTCCATGATTTTACAGCATGTGTACAGGTCATTTTCTTCCTCCGTAAGGTCTATTTCAGGTACGTCAGTAGGATGTACTGCTTCTTTTACAATGATCTCAATTACTTTACCTAGCGCATTACGTTTTACGACATATTCTTCTAGGTTGTATACTCTGAGTGTACCTTCTTCAAGACGTAGCAAAGCGTTACCAGTACCTATCAGTAGCTTTAAGGCTTCAAATAAAGGAACACGGTATGCTTTCTTTTCGATGTATGTGTAAAGCTCACGCTCAAACGCTTCTAGCGTCTTGTCTAACTCTGCTCGTTGAACTTCATCTAGTGGTGCTGTCTCTTCCTTGTTAGGTATAAGCCTAAAGAAAGGAGCGTTTGGAGGGAGTAAAGTAAGTAGTAACTTACTTGCTAGATGGTTAATAGCCCTACTACCCAAGGACTGATAAGGAGTAGGTAATGTATCTTGCTCCTTATGTCCCTGTTTAGTAAGTAAGGAAGGAATAGTAAGCTCTGCACAGGCTCGACCTCTGTCAAGTACTGTAGTCTTACTGGTTTCTAACTTAGACCACCTAGACTTTAGAGACGTTGTTTCTTCCTGCTCTATTGCCATTTTATATTGAACCTCTTATCTATTTGTACCCTGTGTTTACGCCCATTCCTGAGTCTGTTTTCTTAGGTGTTATCTTTAACTTCCCTTTACCTTTGTTTACTACAGGTTTAGGAGTAGCAGGTGTTGGTTTAAACTTCTCAGTCTCTGCCATAGTACCTCCCATCGCTAAAGGAGCAGGGGTCTTTACATATTGCACATCATCATCATCTGCTAAACCTGCCATATCTAAGTACTCCTATTTACGCCTGCTTTAGTGCCACCTGATACAGGTACTTGTAGTCGTTTCTTACCTAACTTAATAGCCTTTAACTTCTTCTCTTTGTCACTTGACTCATCTGCTGTAGGCGAAAAGATAGCTTCTTCTACAGGCTGTTCAGGGGGTGGTGCAGGACTCTGTGGTGGTGGTGCAGGTACTTCTGGTGTTCCTCCCATATCAGGATTCTCCTTTCTCTTGTAAGTGTTTGAATAGTCGTATTAGCTCTATGACTCCTGCTTTCTTACCCATTTCATAAGGACTAGTAATACCTAAGTCGTTAATAGGGAAGTTGTCAGGATACATCTTGTCTAATTGTGTTATTAAATCAACGGTTTGTGATGGTAATTTGTCCATTATATAGTGTCCTTTTACTTATTACCCTTGATCTTCGGGAATGTTAGTGTTTTGAAGTCTCCTTTGACTCCCCCTTTACTGTACTCTGTGCTACGTGCTTCAAAGAAGTTAGTGTGTACTACACTACCTAGTAGCTCATCAATCCAAGGTAACGGATTAGACTCTACTTCCCAATTAGCTTTAAGACCTAGTTGCATAAGCCTACGATCTGCTATGTAACGTATGTACTGCTTCATTTCACTACTAGTAATACCTTCTATACTGCCCTTACTAAAACACATGTCTATAAATGCGTCCTCTAGCTCTACCATTTCTCTAGCTATCGTATACAGTTCCAGTTTAAAGTCATCAGTCCACAGCTTAGGGTTCTCTTTAATGAGAGTACGGAACACTGTTGTCATGCCTTCTATGTGCTTAGTCTCATCCTTGATAGACCACTCTACTACTACTCCCATATTCTTCATCTTACCGAAGCGTTGGAAGTTAAGTAACATAGCAAAGGAACTAAACAGTTGAAGTCCCTCTGTGAACCCTGAGTACACAGCTAGTGTTTTAGCTACGTCAGTAGGATGCCACTTGGAGGGGTTAAACTTACCTATGTAATCATGCTTACGTGCCATCACAGGATAGTCCCTGAACTCACTGTATATGTCTTCACTAAACCCTAATGTGTCAGTAAGCAATGAGTAAGCATCAATGTGAGTAGCTTCACGGTTAGCGAAAGACCCCATCATCATCCTTAACTCTGGGCTAGGGAACAAAGGAATTAGCTTGTCGTAGTAACCAGTAGCTACATCTACATCAGCTTGTGTAAACAACAGTAGTATGTTACGAATCAAGAACTTCTCGTCCTCCGTAAGTACAGTCTGCCAATCTTTAACATCCTCATGTAGTGGTATTTCTTCACTAGTCCAGTGCATCTTCTCATGCTCTTTAAACATCTCATAAGCCCACTCATACTTGAATGGTCTATATGACTCACGCTGTCTAAATATGTTACTGTTATTCATTTCAGTCTCCTTGTTACTGTAGTTTGGATTGCAAGCTAAACTTAGCTAGGTGTGTCTAGTACTGCTCTTCAATCTAAAATAGAATCACACCCACTGTGAATCCTGCTAAGAAGATACATGCCCAATCAAATATCTCGTCAGGTGTTGGTAAATGTTTAGGCTTATTTACCCCGTACATAAAGTCATACTTGTCTTTCATTGTTTACTCTCCTTCTTTGGTTCAAACCACATATACTTACGATCCCACCCGTACCGCTTAAAGTCTTCATAACTAATACAAGCTACCCTGTTCCCTCCTTCTTCAGGTAGACACATCTTACCTTTGCTTGGTGTATCTGGCTCAGTAAGTGTTACTTGCGCTGTATGAAAGATAGCGTCATAGTTCTCTCTGTACTTGTCTGTTGTTTTGGTAACCAGTTTGTCACCAGTTATATCATTCTTCGCTGTCTTCATGCATTAAAGCCCTCCACGCTTCTGGGTATAAAGGTTGGATAAGGGCGGCACATTTTCTAGCAATAATACTAGTTTCACGTTGGCTAGTTGCATGAGTCCTTTGTTTAACAAACCTAGCAAATGATGCAAGTGAGCCTGTCCAATACCATTCCGTTTCCATGCTCTGTGGTAGTACCATCCTTGCCTGTTCTGGACATACACCCTCGTCAAGTAACTCATTGTACAGATTAAGACTATGAAGTAGCAAGTAGTCATACGCTTCTCTGACTGTCTTGTTGAGGTTAGGTAACGCATCAATGATTTCATCACTACTCCCTTGTTTAATACTAGTAGCTCTCTTACGCCACTCTCTTGGTCTATGAAACGTAGGCTCACTACTTACATACCGCCTACTAATCTCGTTCTCTGTAAACCCTACCTTGTGTTTAAAACACTGGACTCTGACAAACACAGGTGCTTTCACTCGTAGTGTTATATGTGGATGTGCAAACGGTGTCCAGTGCTTATGTTTAGCTAAGTATTTAATTAGCTTCTTGTCTTCTTCTTTTATGACCCAATTTAAGTGTTTGTTTTGTCTCCAATCACTTTCCTTATCCATACTAACTCTAGCCGCATTGACCACAGTCAGATCGTCACCCATATAGTCTATTAATTGTACTTCCATTGTCACCCCTCACATGCTAGGCAGTCTGATTCATCTGTTTGTATCACGTTACGTGTGATCTGCTTACTTACATTCTCTGCTCTACTTGTAGCTTCTGTCCTTAGATAATACAAACTCTTAAGCTCAGTCATAGCTTTCCAGTGCACCTTGTGTAGATAGTACCACTCCACTTCAGGAGGAAAGAACAAGTTAACACTTTGACTTTGACACACATAGGGTTGTCGATCTACTGCGTGTTGTACTACCCACGACTGATTGATCTCAATAGCTGTTTTAAATACATCCTTCTCCCACTCTGTCAGTTGCTCTAAATGTTGTACGCTTCCGTTGTTACCTAGTATAGACTGCCAACACTCATCTAAGGTCATACGGGTATCGTCTGTATAGTACTGCTCTAGTACTTCTTGTAAGTACTTGTTACGTACAACGAAACTACCACTAGCTGTCTTTTGCAGGAAAGCATTAGCTTTGTAAGGCTCAATACTAGGACTCGTACCGACAATAATACTACTACTAGCGTTAGGAGCAATAGCAAGAAGATGAGTGTTCCTACGGTCAGTATCCATCGTTCCTTTAATATCATTAGGCACTCCTCGCTCTGTTCCTAACCTCTCACTTGCACGGGATGCACTGTACTTTATGTCCCTGAATATAGTCCTGTTTATAGACACTGCTAGTGCTGACTCAAATGGAATACCCCTCTTCTGTAGTAACGAATGGAAACCCATAGCACCAATACCGATACTACGCTCCTGTACTGCTGAGTAAACAGCCTTCTTGTAGTCTTCTGACTCCGCAGTATCTATAAAGAACTGTAACACGTTGTCTAAGAACCTCACTAAGTCAGCAACAATGAATGTATCCTTCCACTCATCATACTTCTCTAAGTTCAATGAACTCAAACAACAAACAGCAGTACGTTCTTCATTAGTAGGTAGCATTATCTCAGCACACAGATTACTGCCATGTACTTTTAAGTTACGTTCCTTGTGTGCAACTGGTTGTAGGTCATGTACTACGTCCTCATTCATGATGTAAGGCTCACCTGTCTGGTGGCGTGTAGTCAAGATAGTCTTGTACAGTTCCCTAGCCTTTTCTTTACCAGTAACCTTACCTGTCTCAGGTGCTACAAAGTACCAGTCAGCATCGTGTCGTACAGCGTCTAAGAACTCTTGGTTAATAACAATACCGTGATGTATGTTCAAGCTCTTACGATTACTGTCTCCACCTGTAGGCTTACGGATACTCATGAACTCTTGAGCGTCAGGGTGACGTATGTGCATGTATGCCGCATATGCCCCACGCCTAGTGCTACCTTGATGGTACGCTAATACGTCAGCATCCTGTGTCTTTAAGAACGGAATAACACCACCGCTCTTGACGTTGTTACCCCTAACATCAGACCAGTGTGCTCCTACTCCTCCACCTGCAACGGACAGTAACCTAGATTCTAGTGTATGATCGTTGAGTCCTTTAATACTATCATCTACGTAGCTTAAGAAACAACTGATAGGTAACCCCTTGTTGTTCTTGCTACTGTTAGCTAGTACTGGTGTACTAAAACTAAACCATAACTTACTGGCGTAGTCGTAGATACGTTGTGCCATCGTGTCTGAATCACTGAAAGCATGTGCTGTACGTGCAAACGCATCTTGTGGTGACTCCCCTTCTTTTAAATACCTGTCCTTTAAAGTTGCCTTACTGAAGTCACTCAGTAAATCATCCCTCGCATAGTCTATAACTATATTGTGCTCTACTCTTAGTTCAGTCATTTATCCCCCTTAGTAGGTGTCCATAGTTTAATTGAATCGTACCCATCGTACTCATCAGGCGTGAGCATTTTAGCCACTCTAGCTTGTTGTAATGCATCTGCTTCAGTCAACCCCTTACTTTCGTAAGTAGCAACCACAGCTTCCCAACGTGTTTGTTTGTTCTTCTTTAAGTTGTCAGGGTCAAGTATAACAGCAGTACGTTTAGCTCCTATACTAGGACATCCTTTGTACCCATCACTACTGTCTCCTGATAGCACCTGTTCGTAGAACTTGTACTCCCCTTCTTCTTGTGTTACATGGTATCCCCTCTCTGTTGTGTAGTTGTAATGCTTACCCTTAGCTTGATTTAAGTCCTTGTCTATATGACATAGTACCCATTGCTTAGGTTCTTTTAACATTCTCCACACACAGTAGTCATCAGCTTCCACGTAGCAGGGTACATAAGTATCAAAAGTCTCATACACCCACCTCTTCAGTGGCATAAGTAATTGTAATGGGTTCTCACTTGGCTTCCTATTCCACTTGTAAGTATCCAATACCTTATACCTGAAGTTAGTAGTAGGACTCATGACTAGTAAAGCACTTGTTGTTTTAGTCTTGCGTAGTATGCTCTCTACATGTAGATTAAAACCTTCCTTAGCTAAGGCTAAGTCTGTAAATACTGTCTTAGTTTCTGAGTCCCACTGAACCACATCCTGATGAATACTGGCGTACTTGTACACGATGCTGTCTGCATCTACCAGTGCTTTCATCTTTCCTCTCCTTACCCTACGCTTGCCATCGCAACCTGAAGCTCACCTTTAGTTTGAACTCCTCTGAGTATAGTAATGTCCTCATCTTTAATTACTATAGTAGTAGGTAACGACTTGACCCCATAAGTAATCGCTAAGTCCATCCCGTCTTCTTGATCTACTGCTACCTCTTCTACCTCCCACCCTTTTAACTCCTTTGTTACCGCATTCCAAGTCGATTGATATGACACGCACTGCTTACACCACCGTGCGCTAAACTTGATTAACTTGTTACTCATTCACATTCCTTATATCATTGGTTACATGTACAGACTTTACATTTAAAGTCATGCTCGTTCTCTATATCCACTGCAATTGCCGCTAGTCGTGCTACCTCTATCGCTTCAATTACCATTGCTACTGGGACTTTGTAGCCTGTCCTGTTCAAGTAATGTAAGTACTGCTCCACATTCTTTTCCCACTCCTCTGGTTTGTCACTTACGCTGTCCTTACTATGCACGTAGTCACAATAGTCTTCGTTTGTACTATGTCTCATAAATTTTTAACCTACTTTTGAACCTTGCTACTCTCGTACTCTATGAGACGCTCTAAATACCACTTAGCTTTCATTAGGTCTTCAATGCCATTCTTGTCCTTGTATCTAGTAACGTACTTTATTACGTTGCCTTCTACAAACGACATCTCTTTGTCCATAATATAATCAATAGCCTGTGTAGTCCCTTTAGTATAGTAGTCAGGGTTAGTCGCTTTATCCCACTCCTCTGGTGTTACATCTTTTAACTTACGTGATGTTGTGTGTATGTATGACATATCAATGTGCTCCTTTCTTACACTTCTGTGTGTACCACTGTACTAGCTCTGTGATAGTAAAGGTAGGGTCTTCCCACTCATCGCCTTTCTCAACCTTACCTGTTGTAGCATCGTCAGGTTTCTTGTTATTGGCTTCACACACCACAGCAAACACCTCACCTAACACGTTGTCCACAATGTCCTCAGTCATACCTGAGTATGTAGTAAAGAAATGCTCACGTATTATACCGTCCATGTAGTCTATAGATGCCTGACCCCATGTCTTAACCCTACTCCACCATGCTAATGAGTCACGATCAGGTACACCACTACCTAAGAACTTAGCAGTAGTACCTTCCATTACATATCTAAAGTCTGCGTATGCGTCTAAGTGATCCTCTATTGTCTCAGCTACAAAGAACTCGTTTAGCTCTTCACTGAGCATGTCTTCTTCTAACTGCTCATCTAAGTGTAGGTTATTCCTCACTAAGTTCCACGTTACTACGTCCTTTACATTGGATGCTATAGTCCCTTGTGTGTTGTACTCTGCTTTACTGACATGATTCATTCTTCTTCCCCCTTACCTAAGTTTGGCTTGCAATCCAATTCTTTAACACTAACCTTGCTTTTAGATATAGTAACAGTGACATGGTTGTCCTCGTCTTGTCCTCCATACTGGGCTGACACTTCAGGATAGTACTTCATGTTATCGTCCACTAAAATACCTCGCTTAGTTAAGCTGTCACAAAGGTACTTAGACACAGGAAACAAGAAGTTATCTATGTCCCTTCTGCGTTTAGTAGTAAAGTAAAACTTGAACTCCATCTTAACAGGTACTGCAAACGGTTTTAATGTAGCTAGTACGCTGTCTATTACAGTGTCGTACTCTACTTTACTTGCGTTCAGTGTGTGAAAGTAAGCGTTCCTGTACAGGTTAGCACTCAATAATCTTTGTACCCCTCCCTTACCTTTAATCAGTGGCATAGGTATATCAAATGTAACTGGTTTCATACTCGTCTCCTTAGTGTGTGTCATTCCATGTCCTGCCTATCCTAGCTTCACCTTCTAAAGGTAATCGCCACTTAAGCATCTTAGTTATTGTATCAAATGTATCCTCGCATATTACCCTTACTTCTTCTGCTATATCCTCGTCTACTTCTAGCTGTACCTCATCGTGTATGTTGCCTACAAATGCTACCTTGTCTCCATACTTACGTAAGTGTATATCTAATTGTACCGTATAGTACTTCATTACATAAGCACCTGCGCTTTGTAACAGGGTATTAAGAGCACTATGAGGTGACCGAATGTACAGTAACCTACCTGATATACCTCGTAAGTTCATCGCTTGCATCTGTCCGTTGTCATACTTAGGTGCTATAGCGTGTTGCACTCCTGACATTAACTGCTTCACAGCAGGTAGTGAGTCAAAGAATCTTTCCTTAAGCCTATTACCATGTGCCGCACCCTTACCACAGATAGCACCTAACTTACTAGCACCTGCTCCGTACAGGAAAGCATATATAAAAGTCTTAGCCTGATCTCTAGTAGCTAGTCCTGCCGCCTTTTGGTTGACTGTATGTATGTCTCCATGCACTACTTGTTTAGCGTACTCCCCGTGATCGTATGCCGCCATGTAGTGTGCTAACATCCTAAGCTCTAACCCACTGGCATCGCATCCTATAAGGACTTTTCCTTTAGGTACGGTGAACAACTCTCTACACTCCTTACCTTTGAACGCTCTGCTACTGGGTACTTGTGCAAGGTTGGGCGACCTATGAGTACAGCGACCGCTAACAGCCCCAATAGTATCAAGCTCCCCATTAATCCTGCCTTCATCGTTTACTACCTTTAACCATCCATTCTTTCCTTCTATTAACATACCTAATATCTTCTGCAACTCAAAGTACTTGCCTAGTAGTTGTGCTTCAGGATAAGGAAGTGCGTTAAGAACAGTACTGTCAATAATAGCACTCCCGTTCTCTGTATACTTCTTAGGTTTCCACTTGTACATAACATGTAGCCACCTGTGTATGTGCTGTCTACTACCTGCGTTAAACTCTGTTAGTTTAATAGGAGTGTGCGTACCGTACTCTACTCGTACACCTGTGACCTCACACTTTCGTGTGTATGTACCACTCTTGTAAGTCTTAAGTTTAGCAGGTTCAGTTACATGATCTGTCTTAGTCCCACAGTACAGGGGTTTGAATACTGTACTAAGCTCTCGCTCTATCTCCTCCCGTTGTTGGTGTAACTGTACATGTAACTGCTGTGCTTTCTTGACATCAAAGTACCACCCTTTAGCTGTCTGCTTTTGTATTACTCTTGCAAAGTCTTGCTCAAGTCTCAGCGCACGTTGAGGTACGTTACCTCTACGCATCAGGTGACGATACAAGGTAGTGGTTACCTTAACGTCTTGCTTACAGTAGTCCAACATACCTTTATCGTAATCCGTCCACGCATCCACTTGCTCACCATAGTCTCCTTTGTGTAGCTTAAGACGCTGACCCCATGCCTTAAGTCCGTGACTACTCTTTAACTTAGTGTCACATGGTGCTGACATAGCTAAGTGATCTTCCATGTCGTAGTACGCTAACTTACTAAGCAAGAACGTATCCCGTAGTGCACAGTGATGGTGTAGATCAATACCAAACAACTTGTTAATGACAGGTACATCAAACCCTACTATGTTGTGTCCTATCAGTACATCAGCTTCCTTGAGAATCTCAGGTAATCTGTGTACATCTGTAGGATCAAACGTATGGTATCTGTCTTCATCGTGGTCATAAATAACAGCACAGTGAATGCGTGTACACTCACGGTACAGTCCGTCTGTTTCAAGGTCAAAAGTCAGGGTTGTCAAAGTCTATCTCCTCTTCCTCTACCGTGAGTACAGTGTCTATCCGTCCTGTTACATGGTCGTACCTTAAAGTGTCAGCTTGCCCTAACGTACCTGCAAACCTATTCTTAAGTACACGTATCCTGATTGTATCTCCGTCTTCTTCGTGCTGTGCGTCACGCTCCAACCCGATCACTGCATCAGACAGTTGAGCAATAGCACCTGACCCACGTAGCTGACCTAAGCTAATCTGTGCTCCGTCCTCATGGTTCTTGTTCTCACCTGTCCTACGTAAGTGGCTAATGATAAGCATACCTACCTGTGTTTCTTCTACTAAGCTACGCAAGTCAGTCATCAGTTTGTCAATCGCCTTACGCTCATCAAATGTATCCATACCACTGACCACTATACTTACGTGGTCTAACACAATGTAGTCTACTCCACATGTTTTAACCATGACACGTATCTTGTTAAGCAGGTTCTCTGTTTCAATAGACCCAAAGTGATCGTACAAGTACAGTCGCTCCTTGCCTATAGTCTCGTCCCATGCTTCCTTTTCTTCCTCTGGTGTAAGCTCATCATCGTAGTACAAAGGCTTGTTAACATACATGCCTAAGAAACTAGTCAGTGTTCTTCGCCAGTTCTCTTCTAACGCTACGTAACCTATACGTTGTCCTTGCTTAAGCATCAAGTCGTAAGCTATTTCTCTAACCACAGTTGACTTGCCCATACCTGAGCCTGCTGTAAACGTAACCAACTCACCCTTGCGTAGTCCTTTGAACATGTCGTTCAGCTTAGGATACGGGTAGTCACACTTGGCAAACACCTGTTTCTCTTTGTACTCTTTGAACAGGTCAGCACCTCTAAGTATACCGTCAGGCCGCCACTCACTGGCCTCATACGTAGCACTTACGACTGCTGACTTACCCTCATTGATAAGCACATCGTTAGCATCCTTGTAGCCTGTAGTAATTACCTTAACCTTACCTGTTGTTAACAGTGGGACTACTTTTTCAACAGCTTCCTTACCTGCTGTGTCGTTGTCGAACCACAGTAGTACTGAACCAAAACCTTCCAACCACTCTAGGTTGTTCTTGACTACACGCTCTGCGCTTTGTGCTCCATTGGGCAGGCTGACTATAGGATACTTAGCACCAAACGCTTCAGCTACACTCAGACAATCTATCTCGCCTTCACATATTATTACTTGTTTCCCTTTGTCACGCCACAGGTGTCTACCAAACAAGTGCTTAGTGTTTACTTCACCTCTTACTTTAAACGTCTTGTCTGCGTACCTTACCTTTTGTCCTACTAGCTCACCCTTACTGTCATAGTAGTCAGCTATCTGGGTCTTAACTCCCTGCACATCAGCTACATGGTAGCCATACTTGCGACAGGTTGCTTTACTTACTTTACGTGCATTTAAATCTAGGTATTCACCTCTTACGAATGAATCACGGGTCATATTAGCCCCTCCTGTTTGGATTGCAATCTGTTCTTGTTCCTCATACTTATGAATGTAGGTGGAGCAAGAGAAACAGTAAGCAGTACCTGAATCGTATACTGCTAGTGCATCTCCGCTCCTACACTCAGGACAAGGGTCATGTCTTATAAATTCTCCCTCATCCCTGTTCATTAGAAGTCTCCGCTTACCTCTGCTTCTACTTGTGCTTCTTGGTCAGTGTGTGGTGCTTTAAAGTCAGCATCATCAGCTACAAACCCTCCTTCTTCTTCCTTGAAACCATCACGGGTGTACTCAACCAACTCTACTATTTGTACTGAGTTAATAGTCAGTGACAGTCCAAAGGTATTGTTACTACCCATGTAGTAGGCTTTAGGATACAGTGCTACTTTAACTTTGCTACCATTACCTACTAGCTTACTAAAGTTAGGCATGATTCTACCTTTACTGTCTGCGATAGCTACCTTCAAAGGCTCACCTTCCCTAGACGTAGTGTACGCCTTACCCTTTAAACTTACTTCACCTGTTGGGTTACCGTCAACGTCTAGTACATCTTTAAACGGACTGACTACAGTTACTGTGTTCTGTTTAGCCTTGTTAAGTTTAGGCTTTGCTTCAGCTATGAAGTCCTTAAGTACGGTGTCCAAGTAAGCTCTACACTCTACTACTTGTTCTGGTTTGAACTCTACAGTAATTTCATACTTACCTGCTTCATCCCATTTAGTGTTAGGTGTTACGATAGATGCCCATTTTGCTGAACCCAGTGGTGTTACAAATGCTTTTACTTTAGCCATTGATCTTGCTCCTTTGCATTAATTAAATAAGTTGTTGTTCTACTTCTGGTACTGGTACTACTATTGTTTCAGTACCTATCACGTTGTCTTCACTATCAAAGACAGGCACTTCTACTTCTACTTCATGTACTACTTCTGGTTCAAGTTCAGGTAGCTCTACTACCTCCCTTAGTACTTCTACTTCTATGACCTCAACTACTGGTGCTGTAGTAGGTGTTTGCGCTACTACCTTAGTTAAGTCTATCTCACTACATCCTACCACTCCTACCAGTAGTGTAGCAAGTAGTATTTTCTTTACAGTGTTCATTACACTTGTCTCCTAAATTTTTAGTCTACTTTTGAACGGGGGTACTAGTAGTACTGATACTACATACGGTACTACGCATACCCTCCCCCCTGTACGCTATCGTCTGTACATACAGTGTCCTTTTAACCATATCCTGTGGATAACTTGTGGATAACTGGACTAACTAAATATGTACCTTGAGTTCATTACCTCCTTTAAGTCTAATGTATTAATCATTACTGTGTCAGGGTGTGGCAATACAACATCACACTCCGCTTGTAGTTGTTGATACCAATTAAGTAGTGGGTCAGACTCAAACAGTTCTACAAAGCTCTCACGTAGTGCTATGTTGAGCTTACCTACGCTGTTACAGTCTACTCCGAATGAGTCGTGTATCAAACTGAAGTCCTTAACTCCTAATGCTAGTAGTCGCTCTACTGTTAAGTACAACAGGGTAGCATCCAGACTGTGGATAAGGTTAGGAGCAATAGCATTACTCTGACGTAGCTTGTCTAACGTGTCTGTGTGCTCTAAGAACTTAAGTTTACCTATTGAAGTAGTTATCCTGCGCTCTTTACGTACTGTTTGTGCTTGTATGACAGGAAAGTCAAAGAACGGTGTAGTCCACTGTAGTACTTTGCCTTCTTTGTTCATCATAGATGCTACTTTTTTAATGTACTCCTGTCCTTTAGTTGCTCCTTTAACTATGTCGCTTATAGCCTTGGTGTTCAGTATAACCAGTAAGCGTATACATACCCACTTTTCTCCTCGCCAGAACACTTGGTCAGGTGTGTTAGCTTCTATGTCTTCAAACAGTTCCCTGAGTTGTGCATACATACCGTGTGCAGTCACTGAGTAAGGTTGTGTCATCACGTTACGCTTAACCAGACTACGTGTTATGTTGCCTTCCATGCTCTTAAGCTCTACTGATGTAGGTATTTCCCTACGTGTAGCTGTGCTGTCTGTAAACGTGATGGTTTTAGGTGGGAATCCCATCTTCATTAGTAGATTTACACGGGCTACAACCGCATTGTATATGTCAGCAGGTTTTCTGTTAGAGTTTGGATTGCAAGCTGAACGTTCCACTACACTAACTGCTTCCGCTCCCTCTTTGTCACGTAGTAAGCCACTATATATCTGGATACCACTACACTTACCGTCTAAAGGTATAGGAAAGTGTACAGGAATGCCCCTCAGACCGTCTCTAAGAGCCTTACAGCCACTTAAAAACATAAGTGGTTCATCTGCCTTACCCCATATAGAAGTGCTCTCTAACGGGCTGTCAGCGCACTGTTGTATGTCTTGCATGTGGGACTCTACCCACTCTATACGGTCTTCGTATGACTCCTTGTCTTGACCTGCTGTGTTAGCTACTGCTATTTTAATCCAGTATATGCCCTCGTCCGTAGGTACTACACCGTTCTTGAACTCTAGTAGTGCCTTTACGTTAGAACTGGACTGTGGGTTAAGCAACTGTTGTACAGGGTACAAACGTGACCTGAAGTCAGGACTGTAGCTAAAGTGAAACTTGTCATACACGCTGAACTCGTCAGCTAGTGCCAATGCTAGTTTGTAGACTACACGTTTACTGTTGTTAGACTCCAAGCGTGTAAGTGCTGTCTCACGGGCAGTATAATAGCGTTTGTAGTCCTCTTTGCGTACAAATCGTTGCTTACCGCTCTGTGTGGTGTACAGTTCACCGTAGTTGTGCATCAAAACGATGGTGTCTACGTTTAAAAACTCCATGTGAGGAATACCACCTATACATCTAGGGTTATCAGGTGGTGACAACGGGTCTACTATGTTGTTGTCTACAATATGTTGTGCTACATTCAATATAAAACGATTAGTTCTCCACTCAGTGTTCTGAACTCCGTTGATAACGTCAGTTAAACGCTTTAAATACAGTGGTTTGTCCTTATTTACGTTAAAATCCCTACCTAGTAGCGAAGATCTAGCATGTTTAGTCTGCAAACGCTTCCATATACGGTTTGCTATCCTACTTTTGTGCCTTACGAATGGAATAGTACCTGTAAAGTGGTATCCACCGTGCGATGAGCCACGTTGAGTGCTTAAATCCCAAGGTTTAGGCGTTACAACTAGGGGTTTGTACAGTACTCCTATTTTAGTTAGTACGTCCTGTACTTTAGTTATGATTAAGCGTGATTCTTCAGTCAAATACAGCTTTATTACCTTACCTGTCAGGGTACGACTAGTAGGATGGGCTTTACGTTTGACTTCAAACATGCCTGTATTTGACTTAAGTAGTAGTTCTAACAACCGCAAACAAACCGCAAGGTCTACACTACCGTACTCAAGGGTAGTAGTCATCTTAGCTAACCTACGCTTGCGGCTAAGTATGTACTCTTGTCCTCGGTTACGGTACTCGTAGTCTATGTAGTTTAGTAACTTAGGGTGTTCGCTGTGGAATGCTTCCAGTAACATGTCCGTGTTAAGTGCTTTACTTAGCGTAGTAGCTAGGTTTTGCATGGTCTGTGGGTGCTTTAAGAGTACCTGTAGTACAGTAGACACTAACATAAATGCCAGTACGTCCTCTTTGCCTTTGTATACCATTACTACGTCACGTTGTTTAGCGTTGTGACCTCGTAATGGTGCTCTGAAGTACTCTTCTAGTGTGCTTTGCACTCTGTCTAAGCCTAATCGTTTAAGTGCCTGTCCTTCAGGGGTGCTGTCACCACCCCCTTTAGCCACCATCTTAGTAAATGTATTCAGTACACGGGTACGACTGTGCGCTAGTTGTGCTTCTTCGTACTTACGTTGAATATCTATAAGACTCATGTTGTGTCCTTAGTTTAGATTGCAATCTAAAGTTTACTTACAGCCCGTTGGACTGCATGTAGTGGGTGTACTCAGCCCAATCCTGTGCGGTAGGCTCTTCACCTGCTACCATTTCACCTACCTGCACATCGTGCTTAGGATATACAGGTAACATATTGGACTGCATATCATGTGCTTGCACGTACTCACCTTGATCGTACTCTTGCTCGTCTGCTACATCAAAGTTCATAAACCAACTCTTTACTCTACCCATTTTCATTCTCCTCTAAATTTGTTTTGTAAGGCATAACCGTAGTTGTCATTACGTTCATACAGATCATCCCCTACTTTAGTAATGAAACCTACTTCTAACCCTTTAGCTACCAACCCGTCTGCGTCTAGTTCAAAGTTGAAACAAGGTGCTTGCTCTAAAAACAAGCTCTGTTTTGAGTACGTTGTCATCACTCACCTCCCCGTTGTGTATTCTCATACCTCATGTAGTCTAGTACGCTGTCTGTGGACTCACGGATAACAAGATACGAGTAGTCTGTGCTTGCGCTACAGATGCCCCATAAACGCATCATGTCCCTGAACCTAATCAGCTTGTTCTTAAGGTGTATGTCGTACACCCTACCCGTGCCTGTTGAGTCTACGTTTACCTCTGGCTGATTGATTGTAAACGACAACCTTGGTACTGGGCTGTCCCTACCATGCATCTTAAAGGATAGGTTGTGATGGTCAGCAGGGTCAAACGCTAACATAGCTGACCGATGTAGATACCTGTACGACTTGCTGTTAGTTCGTGGTTGTAGACTTAATATTAGTTTAGCCATTACTTGTACTCCTGTTCGTGTTGTAAAGGATAAGCACCCATCAACTGGCGGTACTCTCTGTTGGTGTTTAGGTCGTAGCTTACCTTGTTCCCGTCTTCCTCTGTCCAACCAACCGCACGGTCTAGTATGCGGTCGATCTCTTCACGGGGAAAGGGAAACATACACTTAATGTCTGCTCCCGTGTAGCCCTCGTACTTAAGGTGCAGTATTAAACCCCCGTGTGGTACGTTCTTAGTAGCAGGAATACGACTACATGTGACCTTGCCGTCTGTCCACTTACTCACTGAACCACTGACACGCTTTGCAGTATCTGCTCTACCTGTCATCCACTTACTAAATCCACCCCAGTTCATAAGGTTACGTTCTTCCTTGTTAAGCGGTTCAAACCGTAGGTCTGTGTACCGTGCTCCCATGTTATTGCTCCTTGGTTGAGTTTGGCTTGCAATCCCAAACTATGCTGTCTGTTATTTCAGGGTCGTACATAGCACACATATGTTTGCCATGAATGTTTAATTCCCCTGTTCTCAGTCTGTCACACAGCCAGTTCCTGTAGTCCAAGATCAAGCTCATGTGTGCTTGGCTTACGTCAGCATCACATGCAATAGTACAAGCGGCTATGCCGTCTATACTGTCTGCGAACATTCTGATTCCATGTATCGCACTGGCGTGTTTACGTTGGTGTACTAACGCAATTATTATAGTGCGACTCGTTAACTCAGTCAGTAGAGTTTTGAATACCTCTGCTTCCTGTTCTAGTGTTGTTAACTGTTGCTCAGTTAACTGTGCTTCCATTTGTTCTTCCACGCTTGGTGTTAAGTAAGTCATTGCTATGCTCCGTAAGATGGTGTGTTTCGGTAAAGGTCTTCCAGTGTCTTGATCTCTTTCATAACATCGTAACAGTCTTGATACAGCGCATCCTTGTCTGCACTGGTGTCTGCTTCAAACTCAGCGTCATCTACTACACGTAAGAGTAAGCGACTCTGCGACTTCATGCGTACTACGCTGTCTAGTCTGAATCTTCTCCAACCCTTACATTCTACGTCCCACACTGTCCATGCAGTGTTTTCTGTGTCATCTTCCTTGATACGTAGTAAGGTACGCATAACATACGTGGCAGGATACTCTCCTTCAGGTACTATCTTCAATAACTCTGAGTTTTTACGCATCCACATACTGTTCATGTGTATATTCATGGTTCTCATGTCACCGTTCTTCTTGCGGAACGTGACTTCTACCTGACCGCTAGTCAGTAACAAGTGGCGTAAGTACTCTTGCTGAGCGAGGTCATCAAGTAATGATGTACGGTCTGTGAATATAAGACCAGTGGCTATATGTTGTATGATAGCTGACTCCATTTCTGGTAACACGTTGCCTTGTTCATTCTGAATGTACAAGAAGGCGTTACCTTTACGTAGGTGGCATGATCCCATTTCGTAGCTCAGGGCTTCACTAGCTTCATGCTTATCGTTCAATTGGTTGATAAAACTCATCAACTTACCTACTTTACGTAGGGGCATACTTCTGGTTGTGTACATGGTGTTCTCCTGTTGTTAGTTTAGGTGTAGAGCGTCCTTGCTCTGTGTTTGGATTGCAAGCTAAAGTTAGCTTACTTTGTGAATCAAGCCGTTAACCATAGTGATTTCAGCAAACCACTCACGCCCTTTACCGCCTAAAAGGTGTGGTCTACGTGCTCCTGCAAACTTACCGTTAGGTTTGTACTCTGCTCCAAACATACTTGTTTCTGTATAGTTTAGGGGCTTGCCTATGCTTGCTTTTAACTGTGCTTTGGTGTCATAACGTAGTAACATCATGGTGTTTCTCCTGTTGGTGTGTAAAAGTTAAGTCAAGTATAAAGTGTTGTTTAAAGGGTGTCAACACTTATTTGTATTTAATTTTATCCCTTATAAATCAAGGGGTTACCTAGTATATCAAGTTATCTTTGAACGCTTCATGTGCTTGCTTCTGCTCTCTGCGTTCACGCTGTGCCTTACAAGTTGTGCGCTTGTAGTGTAAGGTTTGTTTCCGCAATGTTGGCTTGTAGCTTGGCTTGTTCGGCTTCATATTCTGCTTCCTCTTCATCCGCTATCATCTGTTCATCTTCGCATTCTACGCAACACTCTACGCATACTAGGCTAAACTGTTCTTCGGGCTTTTCATCACCGCATGAATCACACACGTACCACTGTTCTGATCTGTAGCTCATTTTAGTCTCCTGTTGTTGAGTTTGGATTGCAAGCTAAACTTCCTTTCGTAGTGTATTCTAGTACCACAGGCTCGTACCAAGAATTCCACCTCGTAATAGTACGTCCTCTTAAGTAAACAGCACCTGCTGTGTATACTGGTGTTAGCGTGTCTGCTCTTACAAAACTGGTGTACAAGTACGGGTTGTACGTTACAGGCTGGCCAGAGTCTACAGGATCGGCTACCTGAAAGGTTGTAACAAAAGTACCCACAACTCCTGCATGTACGTTCTTGCGTTTAGTTCTAAGGACACGCTCACGCCCCTTTTGACTAACCTTAAAGGTTACATCAAGTAGGTACAGACTGTCTGTATGGTGGACTACACGCCCTTTGTGTTCACCCTCTAGTGCTTTAACACTAAAGCATTTACGGTGTAGATTAAAGTATACGTAAACCCGTAATCCTACTAGTACGTACTCTGGTTGTAAGTGTTTCATGGTTAGTCTCCAATGTTGTTAGGTGTAGGGTAATAAGTTAGGCTTGCAATCCAAATGCTTTAACACCTCTACCGTGTACGTCAATCACTATGTTTGATCGCAGTGGTCGTGTTCCTTTTAGCCCTTTACACGCCCCACAATCAGCGCATGATAGCCCTACGGTAGTGCTAGGGCATACTACTTCGGACTCTAAAAGGTGATCGTTTGCGTTCTTAACTCTAAACGTACGCCACCCTAACGCTTGCGCTTGATTGAAGTCAGCTACAGAATCTGCGCTTGCCATCGTCAAGTACTTAAGTTGTGCATGCTTAGGGTTTTTCCACTGGTGTGTGTACCCTGTAGTGGTGTCTGCGGTAGTCGCTAGTTCTTGCCATACTTCTACAGGTACTGCGCTTGGGTCGCCATACGCTCCAATCCTTAAGTTTCTACCTTGTTCTGCGGTTGCGTATGTGGCACATAGTTGCTCACGGTTTGGCTTGCAATCCAAACTTGTTAGATCGGTATAGTTACCTCTCTTGTACGCTTTCCATATTGCCAGTGGTGCTTGGTGTACTGTCACGTAGCAAGTCGTGCCACGATGTATACAGTCACCGCATATAGCATAGTCTAACCCTGATTTAACCGCTTCGTGAGGTGGTGTGTTTTCTATGAGCACCCATGCTTGGAGCATGTCACCTGTTTTAACATTGTTGGTAGGGTTTTCTAACCCTGTAACTATTACTACTATTTCTGTGATTCCGTCTAGTTGACTGATGCCTTTGTAAACTACTGCTCCATTTGCCTTGCGTGGTGTTAGTGTTTGTTTTACTGCTTTGGTTAACTTATTCATTATCGTACCCTCTTGGTTGAGTTTGGCTTGCAATCTAAACTTATAAACTGGCTAACACTGCGACAGTGCACCATAAGTAATAGAGACTTGATAGCATACCTACTATCCCTGATAAAACTAAAATAATTACTAGTGATGGTTTCATAACGTGTACCCTCTTGTGTGTGTGGTTAAAGTGTAGAACGTCCTTGCTCTTGTTAGGTTTGGCTTGCAATCTAAACTTTAGTGTTCGCCTTGAAAACAACCATACTCGTATACTGGCTCATTGTCAAATATATATCCCCGTTTAACTAGGTATTCCCGTCCAAAAGTATTTGATTGAGAATACGCACCTTGGAATACTTTTATATCGTAGAAACCTTCATAGTAAGCAAAACAATCAAGTGCTTGCTTTTTAGTTGTGAATACTTTTATTTCCGTACGTTCTCGTGCTATTTCTACTAGGTAGTTATACATGATGTTATTCTCGCTCTTGTTAGGTTTAGGTTAAAGAGCGTCCTTGCTCTTGTTAGGTTTGGCTTGCAATCCAAAGTCTACAGATTGTCGAAATAAGACTGCAAAAAGTCAAGTGATTCTAGTGCGCCCATTACCTGAAATAGTGGTTTCAATGTAGCACCTTGCTTTAAAAAGGCTTCAAATGATAGCGGATTTAATTTTAGTTCCAAAGCTAACGCTACATGTAGATTATGATTTAAGTATGTTTTATCAAGTGTTAGTGTGTTCATTTTATTGCCCTCGGTTTAGGTTAAGTGTAGAGCGTCCATGCTCTTGTTAGGTTTGGCTTGCAATCTAAACTTTAGCCTTGTAGTACTTGGAGACTAGCAACAATCCGATCATATTCTGAGCCGATCAGGGTGCCTGAACCGTTATTGTGTTTGTCTAACACTACTTTGTAAGCGGCAATTAAGTGCGACATGCCGTTAAACTGTTCTGTTTCTTGAGTTTCTTTTTCTGGTGTAGGTTCTTTTTCTGGTGTAGGTTCTTTAATAGTGATAACAAAAGGGCTGTAACCTGTACTAACGTCCTCAGGTGTATATACACCTGCATTACGTGCTTTATTGGCATAGTATGCTTGCTTAAGCAATTTCTCTTTACTTTTGCCCCGTCCAAGCTCCAACTCCATACCCAAAGCTCTTGAATCGGATTGCATTTTGTATGCTTTACTGTCTTTTGTTCCTTTCTTAGTAAAGTTGGAAAGTCTATTATTCAAGAGCTTTCTAATCTTTGCTTGTTGCTCCCAATTACAAAACAGTATTATGTTGAAATCCTGTTGGATATTTTTGACTGCATCAGTCAGTGGTACACCGATCAAGGTATTTTTTAAGTACTCATTAATCCCTGCATCAGCTACAGTAGTGCTTGTTTCTGCCTTAACATGGTCTAACACATGTTTACTGAGTATGTCACTTGCTAGGTTATGGTCTAACTTTGCGTCTTCATTTACTACTGTTTGTGTTGTTGTTAATGTGTTCATAATATGCCTCTTTTTTGGTTGGTTGTTGTTGAAGTCGACACCAGATTATCACCATACTTTCAGGCCGTCAACACTTTATTTCACTTGCAAGCCAAACTAACTAGAAAACCCTTATAAATCAATAACTTACGAGTGAAATTAATTTGCATTGGCAAATATCAATGACTTAGGGCATGTTTTTAAAGTAAAGTATCAACAGAAGATCGGTAACGCTACTGAGAATCATTATCATTTAGGGCATGGAGTTGTTGGCTTTGCTTAAAAGAAGCGCACACACACGTAGCAAGAAGTGTGCCAAGTTTTGAGAGCGGTGTGGATAACCTGTGGATAACCTGTGGATAACCTGTGGATAGCGTGTTTAGGCGTAAAATAAAAGCCTTATAAATCAGTGACTTACAGCCTGTGGATAACCTGTTAGTAACTCTGCTTACGCCCCGTTTAGGGTGTAGGTAGTGCAGTGGTACAGGTTTTAGGTTTACGCCTTGTGAGCGGCTTTATATTCAGAATTCACTGTTTGAGCGTAGAGCATGGATTTTGCATTTGGCATGGTTCTTGCTAGGCTAAGTATAGGTTAAGTTGGCATGGTTATTGCTTGGTTCGTCATAGGTGAAAAATTTATGCCATGCACCAAAGTAGTGCGCTCGTCACTATGCAAGAAACGTGCCAACAAATGAGCTACAAATAACGTGTAGGTCATGCAAGAATCGTGCCAACTTTGCAGTACACATACACGCTGTGCTATTGTTTCACGTGGAACACACCACGCCCCACAGTGTGCCATATTATGGCAAGGGGGGAAATCGCTCCGACCTATTGTTTAATACCCCCACACATTTTTGTACCACTTTTAGACCAGATGCTACACTTCAAACCAGAGCACA